CCTTGCGGATTGGGATGCACTGGAGAAAAAGCGGGAATCCGAAAAGAAGTCCTCAGCGGAGAGCGTGAATAAAAGCGCATGGGGGTATGTGAAATGAAATTTACCATCCCCTACCCGCCCACAAAGCGGGAAAAGGCGGCGTGGAACAAGCGATACGGCCTGAATGCCTACTACGCCGGAAAGCATTGGTCACAGCGCCGGCGGGACGCTGAGGAGTTACATACCCTGGCCCAGTGGGCCATGAAATGCGCCCATATCCGGCGGCGGATGGTCAGCGGTCCGGTAGAGATCACGTTCCGCTGGAACGACGGCCTGGACATTGATAACCACGCGGCGCTGGGAAAGGCGTTTGTGGACGCCATGAAGGGCTATCTTCTCCCGGACGATAATCGGGAATGGGTCAAGCGGGTCTCCCACGAGTTTTGGGACGGGGATGCCATCCAGGTGGAGGTGACGGCATATCATGACAAGTAAAACGCTGCTGCGGCTGCTCGAAATGGCGCGGGACGGCTGCACAGACAGAGAGATCGGAAAAGCGGTGGGCGCTGCCCCATCGACGGTCAGCTACTACAGGAAGAAAGCCGGAATCGAGAGGGACCGCGGTCAAACATACCGCACCCTGTACGCGCTCTATGATCGGGATGGGCAGTACCTGTTTGAAGGCAGCGTGAAGGAATGCGCAAATTTCCTGGAAATTCAGGAGCACACGGTCCGGGAATATCTGTCCAGATTCCGCGCCGGAAAGAAAACGCCTGTTGAGATTTACGCAGAGCCAGTCAGGAGGATGACATGACAGACGAAAGGCGCGCCCTCTTGGGCGACCACGCGCCGATCCTGAGCGCGGAGGAGATGAAGATGCTGGAGGGGATGGAATGAACACACTGATTTTGTATGCTATGGGGATTGCATCGCTGGTAGTCATTATAGCCGGGGCATTTTTCGTGGTGGTCATGATTGTGTACTATATCCAAGTCATGTGGTCAAAAATTTCTGCTTGTGCCAAAAACACGATGGAGTATTTGCAAAACAAGCAAGATTTTGAGGTTTATAAAGCCGATGTGCTCCGCTGGGACATGGTAAAGCGTGAAAAGGCATTGAAGTGCCGGGAGTGCGCATATCGGAAAAAGTATATGGACGAGGAGGCCCAGCCATGACGCGGGAAGAAGCGAACGAAATTTTAGAGGATTGGAACCTTTGCCATTATACTCCCAGCAGAGAGGCCGCAGAAGCGGTCATATCGGCCTTAGACCCGTTAGAGATTATTTCCGCCCTCCGCCTCGTCAGCCGGGAGCAGGTGGAGAGGATGCGGGGAGAGTGGATATCCACAGGGGCAATCAGTTGCAAGTGTTCCAAATGCAATAAGTTGGAACTGAAATCCCGTGCAGATGAATACAATTTTTGCCCGCACTGCATGGCTCCCATGACGGACGAGGCCGTGGAGATGGTGATGGAGAGATGGGAGGCGCTTTTGAGATGATGGATTTTTCAAGAAGTTCCAAGCACACAGCCAAGAAACCGCATAAATGCTTTTTGTGTGGTGGAGAAATCGCCGCAGGAGAAAAATATGAGCGATACTCTGGTAAATATGATGGAGATTTTTTCGACCAGTGTTTCCACGAGGAATGTATTGCAATTTTGGATAAATTCTGCCGAGACCAGCAGGACGAAGAATACCAGCAGGATTGGGTTGCAGACTGGCTATATGTACGAGTTTGCGATGATTGCCCCAAAAGAGAATGCTGCAAAGAAAATGTGTTCCGATGTAAAAATGTGCTGTTCGTGATGCTCGGAAGTGAGGCGCTGAAAGATGGCAAGGCCGATTGATGCAGATGTACTTATTCATAAAATTGGAGAAATTCCACTTGAATATGAGCATAGAGAGGCCGTTTCTTTGTTTTATAAGATGATTGAATCTATGCCTACTTTTACTCCACCAAACGAGTTATTGACTATTGAACAATTGCGAAAAATGGGAGGGCAACCATATTGGCATGTTGGATTGCGAAAAGAAAGTCCTCCGCCACATTGGAATATCCTTGATCCGTTTTATGCAAAGCATATTGAGGATTACAAATATGGTGAAAATTGGCTTGCCTACCGCCGCCCGCTGGAGGGAGAAGTATGAAGCCGATTTTATTCAATACCGAAATGGTACGGGCTATTCTGGATGGCCGGAAAACCGTAACCCGGCGGCCGGTAAAATTTGGGAGAGGGCGAAACCCAAAATGGTCGGGGTATGTCCCGGACGGGGGCGTATTGTACGGAAGTAATAACATCCCAGCGGCGAAAGCACCATACCAGGCCGGTGACATTCTGTGGGTGCGGGAGACGTGGACGTCTGTGCCAGGCGGGAGCTATATCTACAAAGTGTCCGTGGAGTGCCCTGATGCTTGGCGTGGGACCTGGCACCCCTCCATTCACATGCCGAAAGAGGCCGCCCGGCTGTTCCTACGGGTGGTAGCAGTGTGGGTGGAGCGCCTGAAGGATATAACCCCGGAGCAGATAGACGCCGAAGGGTGCAAGGAATGGACGTACAGTGCGATGACTGGAGAGCCTCTACCGAGTGGCCCATCCTGGTTTAGGATTGCGTGGGACCGCACCATCAAGCCTTCGGACCTCCCTGCTTACGGCTGGGAGGCAAATCCCTGGGTATGGGTCATTAAGTTTGAGCGGATCAGCCGCCCGCCGGAGGGAGAGGAGAACCCTGATGGACTACGAAAAGCTGATTGAGCAATTAAAACAAAAAGACGGGCTGTGGTGTTCTGTGCCTACAGGAGAAAAACTTGTCACTGACGCTGCTGACGCCCTCTCCACGCTCCAGGCCGAAAACGAAGAACTCAAAGAAAAACTCTATGACGGCGAAGGAGTAAATCTTGTTGATTACTGGATGCAGCAGGCTAAGATCGAGGAGAACGGGCATAGAAACTGTCAGGCCGAGCTGGAACAGGCCCGGACAGAAATTACCCATTTGAAGCACTACGAGGACAAATGCCATGACTGTCCCATCGTCTGTGCCAAAACGGAAATCATCAAGGCGCACGAGGAGTTGGAAGCGGTACAAGCCGAGCTGGAACGGGTGAAGCGGGAGAATGAAACCCTAAAACATGCATTACAAAATTGGCACGAGGAGGATGAGCATGAGGCTGATTGATGTTGATGCATTGCCAAACTATAAGTTAATAGGGACAATGGCATTGGGGAGCGAAAGAAGCCCTGCTGAACTAAGAATAGTTTTATGGGAAGATATTAAATCTATGCCCACCATCGACGCCGTGCCTGTGGTCAGGTGCAAAAATTGCAAGCACTTCAACCTCCAAACGCATGAGTGCGAAAACGAATCGCTTTCAACTGACCATGAGGGCGGAGCTTCATACAGCCTTAATTTTTATGATGATGACTTTTGTTCTTATGGAGAATGGAGGGAGGCCGCCCATGAAGTTTCGGAACCCTGAGACGGGGGAAATGTATGTAGGGATTTTGAACGCTATGGATCATTATTGTGACAGCAAGGAAGACTGTGACGATTGTCAAATCAAAGAACCTGTTCAGGTCTATAAAGGGCAGAAACACCCTTGTTATGCTTATGTGGCAGACAATCCTCACGAGGCCGCCCGCCTGATGGGCTATCAGGTGGTGGAGGAAATGCGGGAGCCGCAATTAAATGCGGGGGAAAAGGAGGAGGCCAACATGGGCAAGAAGAAGCCCCTGAGCGATTGGACGCTGGGAGAAGTTAAAGAACACTGTAAGGAACAACGAGACACCCCAGCGAGATGTACGGGATGTAAAATGCAAAAGTATTGTGATCAATATTTCGGAAGGCAAGGAGACGCAGCTGCCCCTAAATACTGGGACTTAACCGAGCCACCCCGTTGGACGGAGCAGGAGGTGGAGGATGCGGCCCATTTGAAAAAAATTCTTGACAGCCGAAAAATCGGCTACCTGACAAGAGAATGGGGTGGTGAGCTTCGCTTTTGCGATAACTATGGGAAAAGCGAAAGCGTATTTTCTTCGATTTCTCTCTGCCCTGCTATGTTCCCATCCATCCAGCCCGGCCAGTCCGTAACTCTTGACGAGATCATCGGAGGTGCCCAATGAACGAAGTCATCATTACCAGTGCATGGGTCCATGAAGATGACCAGCAGGCCAAAGCAGACACCGGGACTCTCTCAAAGAATGGGATGATCTCTACCAACGAGGAAGGTGGGCAGCAACACCACAGGCCCTATCGTTCTGAATGGCTCCCGCCCCGTGCCCTCTTGGCGGTATCACATGTGCGCTGGGAATCCGAGACGGTGCATGGTTACAGTGAGGAGAACTATAAACTCATTCCGGCAAAGGAGCATGTTGGGCGGGCGATCACGCATCTTCTGGCGTGGCTGGCAGGTGACACCTCAAATGACCATCTGGCGCACGCTGCCACACGGGTATTGTTTGCCCTGGAGATGGAGGAGGAAAGCAAAGATGAATAGAGAAATCCTTTTCAAAGCCAAGCGGCTGGATAATGGAGAGTGGGTAGATGGATTCTACTGCTGTATTGGGCCAGCCGGTCAAGAAAAGCACTACATTATTCCGGAATATGCCTCTGCGTTCTATGGAGTTGAGGTTGACCCCTCCACGGTCTGCCAGTACATAAACGTTGATACACGAGAAGAGTGCTGCACAGGCTTTGAATCCCACAAGATATTTACGGGTGATATGCTGGGCGAATGGGGAGAGGACGAGGACGGTAACGAGTGTATTTGTATTCTCGGTATCGTGACCTATTGGGAGAGCGAAGGGCGCTATGTGTTGACAGACAAAGATGGACTGTGCAACGACTGGACGCTGGAGGATGAGGCACAACCTGTAAACTGGCCGAAGCTCATTCACTGCGGCTCCATCCACGACGGGGAGGGCGGGCAATGACAAAAGAAGAATCACTGGCATGGGTGAAATCGTTAAAGCCGGGAGATATCGTGATATACAGCGGGTTTGGGGTTGCGGGAAGGATTCAAACTGCCAAAGTAGAAAAAGTCACTCCATCTGGTATTGTCAGGACCAATCGGGGCAGTTTTAAAGAATCTCCATGGAGCTGGTCTGGAAGAGTAGGCGGCTATGGGAAAACACCTGGAGAGATTAGCCCGCCAACGGCAGAATTGCTTATCGAGGCAAAGCTTCAAGAAGCGGAAGATGCTGCTGAGAAGAAGCGGCGAGACACCATCTACAAGGCGCGGAACCTGATTTCCGAACTATATTATGATAGATTCCGTATCGACTATGACACGGCAGTTGAGATAATCAAGGTGTTAGAGAGGTGGCGGACAGCATGAGCGATTGGATTAGCGTCAGGGAGCGGTTGCCGGAAGTGAGGCAAGAAGTGTTGGTATACTGGCGGAATACATCTCAAAAAGCGGAACATTTTGAATTGACACATTACACAGGGGACCATTGGTATTTACTTGACAATACAGGCCGACCTTGGATTGAGGTTGTTGCATGGATGCCCCTCCCCGAACCACCAAAGGAGAATCAGCAGCATGAGTAAAAAAGTCAACCCCCGCAGACAGCCGGCGTCAAAGGCAGATGTAAAACGGGCTGAGCTTCGTGGGCGGGAT